GAATAAAGTATAATACATTAGACTTGATATATTTTGACTAGACCTCATAATCGTAAGTGTAGTTAGTGGGGACTACAAAAAACCCCGCACAATAGAGGACGCTATCATGTTTGATAAGCAAATAATCAGAGAGGCCGTAGGCCGTCGTTTCTTCTCAGTCACTTTCGTTAAGAAAGATAATTCACTTCGTAAAATGGTTTGCGTATTACCTTCTGCTGACCGTTTCTTCGCGGGTGGTGAGTTGAAGGGTGACCGCTCACGGCTGCTGTCAGTAGTTGACATTGACCTACTTCGTAAAGGTGAAGACCCCAAAAAAGCTTGGCGGTCAATCAACCTCGACACTATCGTCGAGTTTAATTTCATGGGACGTAATTGGGTTAACTAAAGGAGACGGGGGCAGTAATGCCCCCGATTTTAAGATGGTTACAGAATATACAGCAGAGTTCACAGTTTGGGATAAAGACGAACATGAGTTCACAGTTTGGCTCACTTTTTCAGAGACTATTGAAGAAGATCTGAACTACGAACAACGGGAGCTTTTGAGTATTGACGATTACCACGCGGTTAGCCGTGGCAGGACGTTAAACACGGAAGAGGGCTCTGATGTTTGGCAAAAAGTAAAAGAAGCTGTCGGCTGCCGAGACGTATACGATATTCAAGAAGTCGATTACAGCTAACAACCGGAGGGGCTTTGCCCCTCCGATTTTCAAACCAGTTCTAATGGAGGACTAAAAATGAAAACTTTCTCACTCGCATTCCTAATCTTCGCAGGACTAATCATGGTTTTGGGTGGAGTCGGATACATTGAAGACAATCCTTTGACGATCCTACACACACTGATCGGTTTCGGTCTGTCACTGGCGGGGATCGCGCTCTGGATTCTAGGGCTGCTGCTTAACTCTAGTAGACTATAAAACCCAGGTTGTAGTGTAGTGTTATGTACGCTACACTACACTCTCATTCACTAAAGAGGACATCACAATGAATGACCAGTACAGAAAGCCTAATGTCTTTCTATCAGATCAAGACATCATTACATTACAGAACATCATCCATAAAGGATGGCACGTCGAGTATGTAGAAGTAGGCGACCCTAATTTGCATTCTATCAAAATGCCTATCGTTGATACCGATAAAGAAGAATGGAGTGCGCGACTACAAGGCATACTCTTGAGACTAGATGAAGGTCTTGAGCACGTAGACACCATTCACGAATAACTGGGAGGGGCCTCGAGCCCCTTTTTTATTTCAGCTGCTGCCCCTTTAAAAAAGTAGAACCGCAGGGTCGCAGAGTAAAATATAAAAAAACTTGTGTATTATTGTGATTTAACTGTGGTACACTTTACTTGTCTTAAAACGGAGGACAAAAAATGGAACAAGCAACAGACAGAGAAATAGGTGGTTCACATTTGCAGGGCTACACTACCTCTACCTTTCAAAACATCATCGACAAACTAGGTAAGCCACACTCTCAGGGTGACGCTTACAAGACGGACGCTGAGTGGGCGTTTAAGTTTGAAGATGGCACGGTTGCCACGCTTTATAATTGGAAAGATGGCAAAAACTATTGTGGTGCTGATGGTCTCAACCTTGAGGACATTACTTCATGGAACATCGGAGGCTTTAGCCCCGATGCAGTTTATAAGATTGAGGAGGCTTTGAAATGACAACGCTAACATTCAAGAGTAAAGAGTTTTCGCGCATGATCACATTCATGCGTGAGAATGAGCGCACAATTCCATACAGTAAAGAAACCACGAAAGACTATGGTTTGCACCTAGTCAAGGATGATGGCATCTATCTAATGGCAGGAACTTTTAAATCCGATAAATTGGATGAGACAAAGTGTCATGTCATCTACGCTCAAGGTTATTCACCTAAGACAAAAGATCTTTGGGAAAAATGTCGTGAAGCCGTAGGTGGTGACGATTTCGCGGAGTGGATTCCCCTCAACAAAGAAATGGTAGAGGCTCTTGAGAAAAACGGGCATATGAAAATAAAGTTTACGCCTTCGGAGATAACCACGTCGGTCTACTTATAACAGTGTCCTCTGTTATGCGCCCCTCTTCGGAGGGGCTTTTTTTTGCTCACTGGTACGGATCGATCCATCAAACGGCTGCGAACTACTGCACCAGTTAACAACCATCCTGGGCTCAAATCTTCATATATATAAAAGCAGAGTCGCAGGGTCGCAGGGTCGCAGGGTGCTGCAGCTGCGGTTTAGTTGCCGACATCCTGGCAGTCGGTCAACTAAAAAAAATTACCACTACACTAGTTTTTGTGTTACACTTTAGGTGTCTTAAATTGGAGGACAAAAGATGAATATTAAAAAAGAGTTGGAAAAAATATCGGGCTTACTAGCAGAAGCCCGCAGCAAATTAGATGAAGTTGGTTCTGAGTTAGATGGCGAGGTCGAAGATTTTGACTATGACGTATCTGATTGGGCTAACAGTATTGAAAATGTCGAAAATGAAATTGATACCTATTTGGAGGACGAATAATGGAACAGTATACATATGCATGTGACGGTGGCTCGCTAGCTATCAGAACAGAATCAGGAACATTTTATTATCACAACGGTTGGGGTGACGGTGAGTATGATGTGTTCATCGTTACTGATTTAGAAAAGCGTCCTGATGGTTGGGGACGTTTGATTAGTCATTTTGATGTGTTTGAAGATAAGACTGCTGAAGTCTTGAACTACGATTGCAGAGAAACGCCATGGATGGAAGTTCATGCAATATGCACACTAGATGCCGGTCGTTGGTTTGTGTATAGCGACAACGGCACAATGTACTTAATCAAAGTACAATATACGACATTCGGTGAGGAACAGTGTGGGGCGTAATGCCCCACTCTTCCTGCAGCAATGCAACAAAAGTCTAGGCAATGCCTGGGCTCTTTTCATATCTCAAAAACATAGGGTCGCAGGGTCGCAGGGTTTTGACTACACTAGTTTTTGTGATACACTGTACCTAGTTTTATTTGGAGGACTAAAACAATGAAATCTAAAATACTTTCACACCCGTCAAAGATGCCATGTCCAGCGATATCGTTGGACGCTAGAGCATGCAAAACAGGATCGAAACTCGCAGAGATCGAAGGCACAGTTTGCCATGATTGCTATGCGCTCAAGGGTTTCTATCGTATGCCCAACACCAGAAACGCCATGCAACGACGCATGGATTTTATGACAAGCTTAGAATTCGTACCGAAGATGGTCGAAGAATTACGCCAGTTTTGCACCAATGGATACTTCCGTTGGTTCGATTCTGGCGACGTGCAAAGCGTACAAATGGCGACTAACATTCTAGAGATTTGCCGACAGACTCCAGAGATTAAACATTGGATACCGTCCAAAGAGCCCGCCATTTGGAAAGATGCCCTCGCGCAAACGGAACAGCCGAACAATGCTATTGTTCGCATGAGCGCGACCAAAATTGATTCGGCTGCGTCCAACAAATGGGCGCATACTTCCACCGTTCACAAGGATCGATCCCCGTTCGGCCAAGCTTGTCCTGCCAGTTCACAAGGTAACAAGTGCCTCGATTGCCGAAGCTGTTGGGATGCGAACGTGGCGAATGTCTCTTACAGCTTTCACTAATCCAACCACGGGGGCTCCGGCCCCCACCCTGGGGTTCTGCTGCCAAGATCATATACATATATACAAGGGCGCAGGGTCGCAGGACTTGACACGCAGGGTCGCAGAGCGCAGAATCACTACCAGTTTCTTAGTCCTCCAAACTGAGAACCAACCCCTCTTCGGAGGGGTTTTTTATTGGGCAAATGCCTGATGAGAAAGGGCGCAGGGTCGCAGGGTTTGGTCAGCTTGATCGCGGATCGCCTGGAACACAGACTCAATATCCTCGAGCCTAGAACCTTCAGTATGGAACACCCCCTCAGAAGCCAAGGTTCTCGCTTCACGGCTCTCAAATAAATATAGGCTACCCGACCCTTGGTGCTTAACTAAGATGAACGAGAGACCTCCTGCGTGACTGTGTGAGATATGCCAAGCAGTTTGCTGTGGACTCAAATTCACTTTATTACTTTTAATTACCTTCAGTTCTATCCAGAATGATATTGATTCCCAAACGATATAAAGATCAGGCATCCCTGCTGAGACTCTGTTCTCCAACCTCCAAGCGTAACAATTTTTCGGTAGTTTCTTTCGGATCGCCGTCCAAAAGTTCGCTTCGGGTCCTCGTGACATCTTTGAATTCTCCGTCGATTACTACATGAGGGTATCGTTTTTGAAGATCAGCCAACCGTCCCATAATTTCTTCTCTTGTCATATCATCGATTCGATTAACTGTTTCTCTTCTGTCGATAGTTAGACCACCCAATGCTGACCGAATTTTTTCTGCGTTGATTGCTGCAGAATATTGACCAACATCTTCCGCACCTTTTGATAGCTCAGACAGTCGTTTCATTTGACCAATCAGTGTCACTCCGTACTGGCGTTCTCTTTCCTCCCTCAGTTCTTTTATGTGTTCTACTACGTGAGGGTAGTCTTTCCCGTTCAGTAAAACAGAAGCTGTTTTCGGAGCCACATTCACAGAAAACCCTGCTCTT